GCTTGATCGGCAGAAGTGTCCCCAGTGGCAGGGCGAGTGCACGCGGCTCGTCTACGCCTGGCCAAAGGCCGAGAAGCTCTGGGATCAGTACCGCGTCATCCGCGAGGAGAGCCTACGCCAGGGACACGGCGGGAAAGAAGCAACGGAGTTCTACGCGGCACACCGCGCGGAGATGGACGACGGCGCGGTCGTCGCCTGGCCCGCCCGCCGGAACGATGACGAACTCTCCGCCATCCAGCACGCGTTCAACCTGCGCTGCGACATGGGCGAAGAGGCGTTCAACGCCGAGTACCAGAACGAACCGGCGTCGAAGCAGGAAGCCGAGGCCGCGATGCTCACGCCGCAGCAGGTGGCCGAGCGCACGAACGGCCGGAAGCGCGGCGAGGTGCCGCTCGCGTGCACCAAGGTGACGGCGTTCATCGACGTGGGCAAGGAGCTTCTCTTCTGCTGCGTTTGCGCCTGGCAGGAAGACTTCACCGGGTTCGTCATCGACTACGGCACGTTCCCGGATCAGCGCCGGTCGTTCTTCACGCAGGCCAACGCGGCGTGGACCCTGTCGCGGACGTTCCCCGGCGCGGGCGAGGACGGCGCGATCCAGGCGGGGCTCGAGAAGCTGGTCAGCGAGTTGCTCCAGCGCGAGTGGCCGAAGGCCGGCGGCGCGGGCGTCGTGCGGGTCGGGCGGCTCTTCGTGGACATGGGCTACAAGGACAAGATCGTTCAGTCGGTGAAGCACAAGGCCGGCGGCGAGACGATGCTCCTCTCGAAGGGCGTCGGCATTCGCGCCGGATCGAAGCCGATCACAATGTACCAGCGCCGGCCGGGCTGGCAACTCGGCGATTACTGGTACGTCCCGAACGTCAGGGGCACTTCCGAGTTCCTGCACATCTGCGTCGACGTGAACTTCTGGAAGAGTTTTGTGCACGAGCATCTCGCCGTCGCGCCGGGCGATCCGGGTGCGCTGACGCTCTTTGGCAAGAACGCCTCGGAACACTCGCTCTTCGGCGAACACATCTCCGGATCCGAGACCTACGTCGTGACGTTCGGACACGGCCGACAGGTGCACGAATGGAAGCCGCGTCCGGAGCGGCCGGACAACCACTGGTTCGACTGTCTCGTCGGCTGCGCGGCAGCGGCGTCGTACGAGAAGGTTCCGCTGCCGGGCGCTCAGCCGGCGCAGGCGCGTGGGCGGAAGAGGTACACACAAGCGGATCTCGTTCTCAAGGAATGGAGGGGAAGATGAAGGTCAGAGACATGAGGCGGGAGACGAGTGACCGGAGACCTGAGAAGGAGATCGGCGGCGCGAACCAGCAACCCGGCGGTCTTTCGTCTCCAACCTACGGCCTGGAATGTCCGAAGTGCGGGTGTCATCACTTCCTCGTTTGGTACACGCGACCGCTTGTGGGCCAGATCAAGCGCGTGCGGGTCTGCCGACACTGCGGCCGGCGGCTCGTTACCCTGGAACGTTCCGCCCATCCTGCTTCCGACCTGTCCGCCGCAGTTCCGGCGAAGGCGGATGCCCCCGAAAAACAAGTTCCACCGGTGGAACAGCGCTGAGCTTTTGTTTTGCCTTGCCTCGGCCTCCTGTGGAAAATGGCTGTGGAAAGAAGATGATACCGGGCGACGGCTCAGGCTGATCACCTGAGCCGACTTGCCAGCCGAAGCCCTCGGCGAAGGCTGGTGCCAATGAGATGAAGGCCGTACGGGGCCGTACCCTCGTGCGGCCTTTTTTCATGGCGTTGCCCGGTCGAAGACCCGCCGAAGCCCCTGGCGAGCGCCTCCGCCGAAGCGGCTACGGGCGCTCCGCGAAGGCGGAAGGCGGGCCAGAGAACAAACGGAGCACACACGATGCCCGATGAAGAACTCAAGGATGTGATCAAGTCGAACGCCGAAGGCCCCGCGTCTGCGGAAGTGGATGGGCAGAAGGTGACCCAGCACAGCCTCAAGGACCAGATCGAGGCGGACAAGTACCTTGCCGCGAAGGAAGCGGCGAAGTCGAAGAAGCTCGGCATTCGCCTCGTGAAGATCATTCCGCCAGGAGCCGTGTGACCTGTCGTGAGCGAAGTCGAACGACCTGTCATGAGCGGAGTCGAATGATGCGTTGGCCGTGGTCCCGTAAATCCGTGACGGCGTCCGTGCCGTTCGACAAGCTCACGGCCCTGAGCAAAGTCGAAGGGCAGGTGATCCCGCTCCGCCGGGCCCGGCGTTCCGTGCCCGAGACGGTGGACGCGCTGATCCGCGCGCAGGTCCGCCGCGTGAGCGCGCGATACGACGCGGCGCAGACGACGGGGGACAACCGCCGGCACTGGTCGCAGGCCGACCATCTGGCCGCCGACGCCTCGAACAACGTCCAGGTGCGGCGCATCCTCCGGAGCCGTGCACGGTACGAGGTGGCGAACAACAGCTACGCCCGAGGGATCGTCCTGACGCTCGCCAACGACGTGATCGGGACCGGCCCCACGCTGCAGATGCTGACCGCCGACGCCGCGGTGAACCGGCTGATCGAGCGCGAGTTCATGCGCTGGGCGACCGCCGTCAACCTGGCCGAGAAACTCCGCACGATGCGCGTCGCCCGCGCCCAGGACGGCGAGGCGTTCGGGGTGCTCTTCACGAACGACGGGCTTTCAACCTCGGTGAAGCTCGATCTGGGGCTCATCGAGGCCGAGCAGGTCGCGGATCCGATCCTCGGACCGCTTCAGCCGACCGCGGCGGACGGGATCGTCCTGGACGAGTTCGGGAACCCGGTCGAGTACCACATCCTCAAGTACCACCCCGGCGCCATGCTGACCACGCTTGCCGCGCCAAGCGAGTACGACCGTCTCCCCGCCCAGTCGGTTGTCCACTGGTTCCGGTGCGACCGGCCGGGGCAACACCGAGGCGTCCCGGACATCACCCCCGCGCTGCCGCTCTTCGCGCAGCTCCGCCGCTACACCCTGGCCGTGATCGACGCGGCCGAGAGCGCGGCGAATTGGGCGATCATCATGAAGACGACCTCGCCCCCAAGCGGCGAGGCAGCCGAGATGGAACCCGGCGTAACGATGGAAGTCGAGCGGAACATGGCCGTGTTCGCGCCCGAGGGCTGGGAGCCAAGCCAGATGAAGGCCGAGCAGCCGGCGACCGGGTACGGCGAGTTCAAGCGCGAGATTCTGAACGAGATCGCCCGCTGTTTGAACATGCCCTACAACATCGCCGCGTGCAACAGCTCCAACTACAACTACGCATCGGGGCGGCTCGACCACCAGACGTACTACAAGAACATCCGCGTGGAGCAGGACCACATCGAGGCGGTCGTCCTGGATCGAATCCTGAAGGCGTGGCTCGCCGAGGCGGCGATGGCGCTGGAAGACCTGCACGGAGTGGCCGTCGATGACCTTCCGCCGCACCAGTGGTTCTGGAGCGGCCATGAGCACGTCGATCCCGCGAAGGAAGCGAATGCTCAGGAGACGCGGCTCCAGAACAACACGACCACGCTGGCCATCGAGTACGCGAAGCAGGGCTTGGACTGGGAAGAGCAGTTGCGGCAGCGGGCGAAGGAAGTGGCCCTGATGAAGGCGCTGGGGCTGCCGCAGCAGTTGGCGCTGCCCGCGCCGAAGCAAACCAACGTGGACGAGGAGGAAAAAGCCGATGCCTATGCCGACGCCGCATAAGGGCGAGACGATGGACGAGTTCGTGGGCCGGTGCATGGGGGATGCCGTGATGAACCGCGACTACCCCGACCAGAAGCAGCGCGCCGCTGTGTGCTACGCCCAGTGGAAGAAGACGGCGCAGGCGGAAGCTCCTTTGAGCTTCCTGAGCGAGCCGGGCGGCCTCGTCATCGAGGCAGCCTGCGACGGCGCACCGGCGCAGGACGGCAAGCCCAAGCTCCCTCGGTTCTCGATGGTGGCGTACACGGGCGGGCCGATGCGGCTGGCCGGCTGGCGGTATCCCGTGATCGTCGACCTGGCGGGGCTGGCGATCCCGTCTCAGTCGCGGCCGATCCGGTTCGGACACGACATGTCGAGCGGGGTCGGGCACACCGACAACATCCGCGTCGACGCCGGGCGGCTTCTGGCGGCGGGCGTTGTGTCGCGGGACACGGCAGCGGCGCGCGAGGTGGTCGCGTCCGCTCGGAACGGCTTCCCGTGGCAGGCGTCGATCGGTGCGGCGGTCGAGCAATTCGAGTTCGTGCGGGAAAACCAGAACGTGACGGTGAACGGCAGGGAGTTTTCGGGGCCTGTGAACGTCGTCCGGAAGGCGACGCTCGGTGAGATCAGTTTCGTGGACCTGGGTGCCGACGGCGCCACCAGCGCAAGCGTGGCGGCCTCAAGAGGAAAGGAGCTGGAAGCTATGGACGAGACGAAGAACGGTGTCGACGTGGCGAAGACCGAGACGGAAGCGGGGACGACGGCGGAGCCGAAGCCGGAGACCGGGAAGGAGAAAGTCGAGGCGGCGGCCCCAGCCACCGTGACTGCCCCTGCCCCCGCGCCTCCCGTGCCGGGCGGTGCTCCGGAAGGAACCGATCCCGTGGCGGAACGTCGCATCAAGGCGGCCGCGGAGGA